AATAAGTTGAACATTCTGAAAGAGAGTTATATATACCTGGGTTTGTTTGTGTTCCAGGGGTACAACTGCCTGAAAAGCAATTCCATCCATAATCTACTGAACAACTTGCAACACATGAAGCATATGTTAAAAAAGGTCCATTAACAGCCATAACACATCCTACACCTGTTTTGCATGCCCATTTTATTTGAGGAGTTATTATAGGGCTAGGAGTATAAGTTTTACATGATTTTACTGTTGTGGTTGGGTTTCCTTGAAGATCAGTAAGAGTTGTAATTTGTTGATTAAGACTATCTAATCTAAAATTCCCTTTAGGTCCTACATAATTATACCAAGTTACTGGGGATAATTTTTTATTATCTGGGCATGATCCTGATATTGTTGGAAAAGGAGATATAGTAGAATCTACTCTATCAACTGTAGAAAAGAAAGATGCAGTTGTAAGTGAATAATTGTCACTTACAAGAGTAGCAATCCATTTACTTTTATTAGTAATAGTTTGAGTACTACCAGAAATATTAACAAATGTATATGAAAATGTAGGTTTCCACCATATAGCATATGGTTGATATATAGTAGGTTGGGTTGATGAATATTGGGGAATAGTAATATTATATAATTTTTGACCATTTTTCCATGAAGTTCCATTCCAAGAACCACCAATATTTCCTGTAAAACCAAATAAATTATCAGTTTGCCAAGTAGACTTAAGACACGTCTTACAATTGGCCATAGTTTTATACTTAAATAGTGGTATAAAATTTAAAACAAAATCTTTTAATATTGTACCATTTTTTGAAAAATATGTTTTAGATTTATCAAAGTTTTTTGAAACAATATCTACATTTCCTATATCTATATCTTCTAAAATTTCTAAATTTAAAGTAATATTTTTAGAACTTGAGAGATTAAGACCTCCTACAGTAGCTAAAAAAGATTTGATAGCATTAGAAGCACTTACTGGAATTTGTGTTATTCCTTCTATTTGAGAGTCTTTAATAAGACTTTCAACTGTTTCTGGGCTGCTACTAGTATAATCTTTAATAAAATCTGCTAGTCCTGGAGTTTGAGTCTTAGAAAAATAAATTAGATCTTTAACAAGATCATATTTTAAAATGGAATTACTATTCATATTATTATTATTGTTTTTTTATTTAGAATTATAAATGTTATATAAGATCATTTGTTATAGAATTATCAGGATTACCTTTACAATCAATAATTTTTCCTGAGTTAGAAAGGGAAGAAATATGTGGTATAAAATTACCTAAGATTAAAGTGCAATTTTGTAGTATTCCCTCTATTGCGCCATTAGGGGAAAAACTACTTGATCCTCCAATACAATCTTTTATTAAACAATCTGCTTCTATTGTTCCTACTAATCCTCCAAATGAAAAATCTCCACCTTGGCAATTATTAAATATACCATCACAATTGAATCCAAATGAATTATTTCCTCCTATACAGTTTGTAAAAGTACCCTCTGCAGTTCCAAATTCACCTGCAAAACTATTAGATCCTCCTTCACAATCTATAAATGTGCTTGATATGATATAAGGGGATGAAATAATACTTCCTCCAAAACTAGAATCTCCACCTTTGCAATTTTTAAAGATTGTGTTTGGTAAAGAAGATGTTATTGTAAAGTTTTTACTTCCTACATCAATTCCTCTTACATATACATTATCCGCACTAACTTGAATAGTATTACTGCCTGTGATGTATACGTCTTTGTACCCTGTAAGGGATACAACATCAATATATGGAGTATTAATGTTAAAACTTTGAGTAAATTCATAGTTTCCAGGACCTAATAAAACTGCATATCTATTTGATCCTGTTGGGGATGTGGTTTTTGCAGTATTATAAGAATCAATTAAAGAGTAGCCATTTTGTAATGGAGTTCCATTAGCTTGTACAAAAAAAGAATTTAATCCATTTAATGTTCCAATTGAGGATGATAAAAATAATAAACTATTATCTAATTCATCAAATGTTAAGGTAGAATTTTTTGCATTAGGACCTAACGCTCTAGTTTTAAAAATATAAGGATTAGGCATATGTACTTTTTATTATACATATATTAAATCTTAATGGGAGTAAATAAAAAAATTATTAAAATTTGTAATCTTGAATAGTATTTGAATCTTCTCTTTCCCACGGATAAACTATCCAATCATTTGAATTCCAAATACTAGAATAAAATGTAGGTTTAAATTCTGAAGTTTGTGGTTTATAATGTAAACATGCAAAATTTAAATTAAATGGAAAAGCATATTCTTTTTGATGCGTTTCAAAAAAATTAGCAAATGTAACTCCACTATCACAAATATCATCTATAATTAATGTATTTGGGGATATTGTACCTTTAGTCATTGGTATTCCTAGTTTATGGGAAACCATAACCGCTGGTATAAGTCCTCCCCTCTGTAATCCAAAAATATTTTCAATTTGAATTCCTGATTGGGCAATTTGTTGGGTTAGTGAGTTAACTAATTCATCTATTTCATTCCAACTAACATAACGTTTTTCTATCATACCATGCGTTTTGTGTCAAAGGCAATGATGTGGTCACGCCCTGTCATGTTATATCCTTTTTCAGCACACATTTCAAATACAAGTGGATACATTTTAATTAATGTTTCTCTAGTATCTCCAGCAGGCATAATGTATGTTTTGTCTTTTGGAATATTAAGTAGAGTGCGAATGTTTTCAATTTCTTGTAGATTCTTGTCCGTTCCGTCCCATACTGGTTTAAAATGGTAATCTGTATGGAAGTGAATCATCTGGCTCATTGTAGCAAGCTTCATTCTAAACTTGTTATGTTGATCAATCATTCTTTGATCCACAATCGCTCCTTGAGGCGTAACAGCACCGAGTACGGGTATAGAATTACCAAACTTTGGACTGAGAGATATAAGGCCAATAGGATAGTCGGTAGGTACGAAATGGCTACCTTCAGTTTCAATAGTAATGAGTATATCTCTTTCATGTGCAAAGTGTGTTAATTCGTTTACTAATTTTGGATGCATAGTTGGACTTCCTCCTGTAAGCATCATTTCTTTTACATGGGGGTTTTCATCATATATCTTAATGATATCGTTAAAACAAAATGTTCCTTTCTCTGGGTGGATTGAAGTATACCAGCTGTCGCACCATCCACCTTCTCCAAAATAACATCGATGTGTACATCCTGTTGTGCGAACTGCAATAGTTGGCCTTCCAAAACGAGAACCCTCGCTTTGAACACATCTATATAATTCAAGTACAGGTAATGTTTTATTGTAATCTTCTATTCTTCCTAAATTTGATTCCATATTTCTTTTACTTGATATTTATCCTTTATAAAATGCTGTGTTTTTTTCATGTTCACGGAACTCAACTTGGACTACTTTTACACGTCCTTCTGTTTCTGCTTGAACAAAATCATTTAATTTAGTATAAAAATACTCAGCAAAACGTTCTGATCCTGTTGATGGGATAATTCTTATTTGGATAAGACCCTCATTATCCAGTTGTTTAAAAAGACTTAAATATGGATCATCTTCAGCTATAATTGTGGTATGATCTAGCATATAATCCATCCATACTTTAGGATTCATACCATCAATAGTACTTTTAGCACGTTTCATACCTCCAAAATCCCAAACCCAATTACGTTCATCAAGCTCTCCCTCAAACCATACTTTTAAGCTTACTCCATAGCCATGAAGAAATCTACAATGTGTTCCTTCTGCTTTCCATTGACGAAATACTGTAGAGTATCCATCAAATATTTTTGTTGATCTAAAACTACCCATTAATAAAACTAATTACATCGTTATAACTTCTATTTCCTGTAAATCTACGAACTTCTTGACCATTTTCCACGAGTATTACTGTTGGAATATTTCGAACTCCATATTTTTGTACTACATCCGCTTCATAATCAATATTAATTTTATTAATTTGAATTTGTCCAGATACTCGATCCATAGTAGGACCTAATGCTTTGCAGGGTTGACACCAATCTGCAGAAAAATAAAATAATTGTTTCATTTATTGTTTTTTTAAAATTTATTTTCAGAAATTAATTCTGTTCCTTTTTCACGTAATAATATTGCTGTGTTGTTAATAGATAAGGGTTTTGCTTCGGACCAATCATCTGAGTAGTTAGGATAACCTTCTTTTAATCCTGCAAAAACTTGACCATTTTGATTTAGAACAATAAATTGTTCTTCTTTAGATGCTTTATAACTTTGATATGATCTAGCCATTTTAATTATTGTGTGTTTCTAAAACTTTTGTTACTTCATTTACTACGTGTTCCCAACTTACAGGACCTGTTTCATCAGCATATCCTACAGGATCTTTTCGTCCCAATTTAATAAATGCTTCTACACGCTCCACGGAACTTGCTGATTTGTAATCAGAGAACCAACCTCCTCTTTCTGCTACAATTCCGTTTTTTGATGGATTATATTCTATAAATGAGTCTCCTCTACCTAGGATAAAAATGGGTTTATAAGATGTATTTGTACGTTTATATACTTCATTAAAATCTAAACCTAACTCTCTACATAATACTTCTCCATCTTGTAAAATGGTAAATTTATCACCTTTAAGGTATGGAGTAAAGTAATCTACTTTATCTGCTTCCCAATTACCCATTCTAAAGGCATGATCGTCTGCATCTCTAAATTCTTGCCTACAATCAGGGTAAATTGCATGATCCCCTGCATGGATCCCCATTGCAATATCACATTGCTCACCTGTTTTATTTGCTACTGAAAGTGCAACTGCTTGTGTAATTGAAGCAAATATTTTGTTTCTATTTGGAACAACTGTTGCTTTCATGTTTTCTTCAGCATAGTGTCCTTCAGGTACTTCTGCTCCACCTGTTACAAGAGCTGAGTCTAATAGGTCAGCTAGTCCGTTTATTTGGATTTGATGGTAATTTACTAGTGAATAAGAAATACATCCATTAGGAAGCTCATCGTGTGAAAAAATACGATTTGGATTTTTGTTAATATAGTCTACTAATGATTGAGCTCTCTCTAACTCTACTCTATGTTTTTGACCATAGTCAAATGAGATAGCTGTTACTGTATCGTACTCTTTTAAGCAACGAAGTAACAATGTTGAGGAGTCCATCCCTCCGCTAAGACTAATTACTACATGTTTCATATCCAATTTATGTTTTGCCATAATTCACTATTTAAATTTTTATATTCTTGTTTAGTTAATCCTTTCATTAGCATATAACATTCAAAATCAATATCTAATAATCTCCAATGAGTATACCATTCTTCTTTCCACAGTTCACGGAATTTTTCAAATTCCTGTTTTGTTAATTTATCCATGATTAAAAGGGTAAATCATCTTCCCCAATAACTCTATTAAGTGTTCCTGGTAGATCTTCTTGATGGATTGATTCTGGTTCTCTAAAATAGAAATCTAAGAAATCTTTAGGGTAAAGATTTACTCTCCCTTCGTATTTTGGATTAGTAATTTCACGGGTTTGCAGTTTAATATTCGCATTAATAGCGGCTGATGCTACTTCTTTTCCTAGATCATTACCTGCAGGTTTTCCTAGGTAATCATATAAACTTAAATATTCCATAACTTTTATTTTTGGTTAAATATACAAAAAGAAAATATAGACTCCAAATTAGAGTCCATTTATTGTGCGAAACATTCCAACATTAAAATCTACAAGATCCTCGTTAACAAACTCTTTGCTTATACTTTGAATATTATTCATATTAGCTATTGGTTTTTGATGTAATCCCATTTTTGTATATGGCATTTCACCAATTGCGGCCATAATTGGACTTGAGGTATCAATAGATTCAATAAATGGCATATTTTTATAAAAACCAAATTCAATAGGAGAAGCAGTTCCAAGTAAATGGATTCGATCTGTATTAACGATTGTTTTATCCCTAAACATAGTAGAAATTACCATAAATCTTCCAATAGCTTTACCTAAATCTTGATTTGGGTGGGGACAAATATCATTATAATATGAAGCACCATATGAAAATGCAATTTTCTTGTATCCCAAATCTTTATATGCTTGAACACATAAGTTAGCTTCATGTAAACTTTTTGCTTGCACAACGGCTACTTTAGTTGTATTTTCCGGAAGTTGAATATTTGCCCATTGTTTTGCATTGCGAACTGAAGCAGCATAATCTTCCCAAACATCAGGTACAATAAATTCATCTGGTTCAAGTTTATTTACCCAATACATTAAACGATCTGTGCTGTATGCTTCTCCAAGTTCATGAAGGGAATTGTCCATTATAATATATCGATCTACATTTTTTGAATTAAGGAAAAATACACGATATTCTTCATCTTCATCCATTAAATGGGGTAAACAATAATCGTAATCGTTAAATTCTCTACTTTTTGTCAATAGACAAAATGGTACCTCATGTGATATTTTTACTTTTTTCATATTAATTAATTTTCTGCGTATGCGTGTTCGTATGATTCTGTAGATATTGATTCTAAATCAGCAAAACGAGATGCATCATAACCTACCCAACGTAATCCCATTTTAGTTGTTCCTTCATTTTTTATTCCTGCAATAATAAACACTCGTTGTTCATAATTGTTTATGAATTCTTCAACAACTTCATATTCTCTTCCATTTACAACTTCAGCACCTTCAGGTAACTTTCTGTCATTTATACAAACTACTTTTTTCATTTTTGTTTTTTAAACATGTTAAAAATTAACAGTAAAGCTGAAGCAATTACTGCAAAATATCCTAATATAAATCCTATTAAGTTCATAATTATTTAATTTTTCTCTCCATGTAAATGCATGTTTCTCCCTCTTCAAATCCTTTTTTACGAAGTAAATTAATACTTGTAGGCAAACACCAGGCAAATGCTGTGTAATTTTTAAAATGTTCTTCTACATATTCCCATCGAGTATCCCAAAGTTTATTAAAAATACCTTGGCGTCTAAAATCATCATGTACCCAAGCATCCATAAATTTTATTTTATTATCAAGTTCAATATGCATAAAAATATGGCCAACAGGATGATCGGTTGAATTTAATGCAATCCACCCATACATATTTTGCGTATTAGTTTTAATTTGTATAATTTTTATATCTATCATTTTATAGATGATTTTTTGGACGACCTCTACCTTTTTTTATTTTTAATACATCTGGTATTGGGAGAGTTCTAACTTTTTTGGGGCGACCTCTACCTCTCATATTTTTTCTATTTTCAGCAGGTGTTGTTCTAAAAAAATTAGATGCTCTATCATAAAAACTTAAAATATCTCCAGGCCATTTAAGAAATTCAGTTTCAAGTTCTTCTTTAGTAATTTGAAATGCAGATGTAAAGGCATCATAAAGAGCAACCACACGTGATGTTTCTTCTTTTTCAAAATCCTCCATTAAACGTTTATATCGTGCAAAATCTACAGCACAAATCTCAACTTGGAATTGGGAATCATGTTTTGTTAAATCCAATTTTTCTTTAGCCATATATAATGATAATTGAGCTTGCCAAAAATATGATGATGGATTAAAATCACCATTTAATATACGGTCTTTTAAAGGTGCTCGTTTACCAAGAGGTACAATTTTATCAGTATGAGTACGCCACCACATAAATTTATTATAGTTAATAGGTTGAAGTTTATTAATATGTTCTGTAACAACTTCTTTACTGTGTCTAATACTTGTTTCTTTTATAAAACTATACATTATCTAATTTATCTTCAAATTCCTTTAAATCTTGTTCCATAATTTTTAATTTTTTAACTAAAATAGCATGATATAAAACAGGATCTATTTGCTTAGGATTATCAGGATGGTAATTCCATACCTCCTTAATAGCATTATTTATATCAATAATATTAGCAATTTTGTTATTATGTAAATTTTGATTTTTCATTGTGTTTTTTTTAAATATAAAACTAATTTTTTAGGAAACCAAATTTAATATCTATAAACCTTGTTCCATTCTTAAATCATAATCTTCTTTTTCAACTTCAGAATAAACATTGATATTTAACCAACGACCTTCTCCAATATTGTTTAGGTATTTCCAAGCCTCGGCTGCGTCCCATTTAACACAAAAATCATATTCCTCTTGAGTTAAATACTCTTTAGTATTTATGATTTTTTGATACTGTTTGTATTCTTGTTCTTCTTGATAAATGAATTCGTTATACATAACCTTTATTTTTTTAATTTCTATACCGTAAATATACGAATAGGATCTTGGGAATCCTACTCTTTTTGCATAAGTTTTTAAAAATAAGTTATTGTATTATCATCTTTTTTTGTATTTTTTAAAGTACCTAATTCTATACTTAATTTTTTTATTTCTTTTATATGAGTGTTAATTTTATTTGATTGGTCTGGGTTTAATTTATAAAGTTGATTAAAATTATCCATTACTTCTTCAACTTGGTTATTTAACTGATTTAATTTTTCAGTTGTTTGAGGGTCTAAATTTGCTAATTTTGATTCTTGTTCATCTATATAACCATCATTATTAGTATCGGATTCATTAAATACTTGTTGTATTTCTTCATCTTCAACAACACCATCACCATCTAAATCTAAATTTTTGTTTTCAGGATCCGGTTCTTCATAAAAGAATTTACCTGTTTTAGGATCTATCATTACTGGTACTTCATCTTGTTTAGATTCTTCTTTAAATTCTTCTTTAAATAAAGGAGCATCTAACCATTCTTTATCTTCCTCAGTTAAATCATGTATAGGGTCTTTACGAATTTGAGCAAAAGCAAAATTAGCAGCAATTACTAAAGATATTGCTAATGGGTCAAACACAAAAATAATAATAAGCAAAAACCAATTAATAATTTTATCCATTGGTTGGCCTGTTAAATTTGAAATATATTTAAGAGGACCTAATTCACTTGTAGTTTCACTATTAGTTTTAACTTCCAAAATTTGATTTTCTAAACTAAAAATAGAATCATTTACTATATCTACTTTTTCAGATAATTTTTCATCTGATTTAGATGTTGATTCAATGTTACGGATTGCAGCATTGTTTGTTCTAACTACTAAATTACCATTTTTATCCGTATATTGAGTAGTTGAGCCTTTAGATAATGTACCTCGTAAATCTAAGAGGGATTGCTTTTCTTTTAATATATTATTTCTTGAATCTGTGTAAAGTTGTTTTTTAGTTTCTAAGGCAGAAATTTGTTTATCTATAATTTCTGATTTTGTAGCTGTAGTTTGATAGGCTGCAGATAAAAAACCATAAATTCCTGCAGATGTAATTAGTATTAATATACAAGTAGCTACCACAAGGTAAGTTCTTAAAATTTTATTTAATGTATTCCAATATTGATATAATAAGGAAGCAATAACTAATTTAGCAACTTCTAAAGAAGAAGCCATAATTAAAACTGCAAAACTAGCTCCAGCAAATAACATACTAAGACCAGTTACTGAGTAGAAAGCGGCAGATAAACTAACAGATAATGCAGATAAAGCTATTATAAATGGTAAAAAATATTTTTTCATAGTGTTTTATAGATTAATGTACTATCCATCACAACTTAAACAAATAGATGTACGGGAACCTAAATCTCCTTTAATTACAGAGTCGGTTCTTAAATAGTATAGGGTTTTTATTCCTAATTTCCAACTTTCTATATGGACTTGATTAATCCATCTTGGAGAATCTGTTGGATCAAAAGCTAAATTTAATGATTGGGTTTGATCAATATAACGTTGGCGGGCTGCGGCTTGTTGAACTAAAGATAATTGGTTAATTTCGGGAAATGTTAAAAATACTTCTTTTTCTTCTTCATTTAAAACATCATGTGATAAATTTTGAACTGATCCGTTATCTGCTAAAATTTGGTCCCAATATTTATTTTGGTTTTTTCCTTTAGATTCTAATAATTTTTCTAATTCTTGATTTTTAACAATAAATGTTCCTTTAGCTCCATTAAACACATAAACATTTGCTGGTTGGGGTTCAATACCAGCGGAACAAGCATTAATACGTGAATTGGATACTGTTGGAGCTATGGCTAATAAATGAGTATTTCTCATACCTGTGTTTTTGCACCAAAGGGGTTCACCATATTCTACAGCTAGTTGACGAGATGCTGCTTCTGCTTTAATTTTAATATCACTAAAAATAGTATGTGTCCAGGCTGTTGATGCAATTGAATTAAAAGGTAAATTCTTTTGTTGTAAAAAGGTATGCCAACCCATTACACCTAAACCAAGTGCACGTCCTTTTTTAGCATGTCTGTGAGAACGAATCATTGAGTCTTTACCATTTGTTTTAACAATAAATTCTTCCATTACCCCATCTAAAAAATATACAGCAGTTTCAACTAAATCTGTGTTTTTCCATTCATCATATTTAGCTAAATTTAAAGAACTTAAACAACAAATAAATGAATGTTCTTCATCTGTATGTAATGTAATTTCAGTACAAATATTAGTCATACTAACATCAAGATTATTCATTCTATATGCTAATGGATTATCTTTATTAACATTATCCTTAAACATAATATATGGTTCTCCTGTTTCTACACGAGATTTAAGAATTTCTAACCACAAAGACATAGCTTCACTATCACGATCATTTAAACGCTTCATAAATGCATCATCAACAACTATACATTGATGAAGATTAAGACATTGTCTGTTAGGATCACCCTTAGGTCTACGGATTTGAAGAAATTCATTAATATCTTTATGATTAATATCTAAATTTACAGATGCTGCTCCTCTTCGTACTGATCCTTGATTAGTTGCTATAATAGTGGAATCATAAATTTTAGCCCAAGGGACTATTCCTTCGGATTTTCCATTTCCGGTAATATTTGATCCTCTTCCTCTAATTCTTGAGAGGGAAATTCCAACTCCACCTCCATAAGAGGTAAGTCGCATAAGTTCTGCGTTTGTAAGGCCAATACCTCTGATTGAATCTGGAGTATCGATGCCAAAGCAACTAATCGGTAATCCGCGGTCCGTTCCTGTGTTTGAGAGTACAGGGCTAGCCAATCCAATCCATCCATTCCAAATATATTTAAAAAATTTGTTTTCTAATTCAGGTTTATTTAAACGCATAGCTACAGAATGTGCTACTCGTCTGTATGCTTTTTTTGGTGTTTCTCCGGGAAGTAAATATCCTTTTGAAATAGTACTTAAGGCAACCTCATCAAAATATTCAGGATAATCTTTTCCACGTTCCCATTGTGTGTAATCTATTGATAAGTTGTTATTATCCATAATTTAATTTTATAATTTTATTTTTTAATCGAAAATACTTTCATCAAACATTATATGACCTTTACTATAATTAGTTACTCTTGTAGAAAAGAAATCAGAATGTTGTTTTCCTGCTGAGAGGTGATCAAACCATTTCATTCTTTCAACCGCAGTTACATCTATATTTGATATGATTGGTTTATATCCTAAATCACCTAATTTAGTATTTACTCTATTTTTAATAAAATGTTCTAGATCATATTTTGAACAACCTTCTAAATCTCCAAGCTCATAAACTTTATTAATAAAATCAATTTCTAGTTTAAGGGAAAGTAAAGCGGCTTCATTAATTGCTGCTTCTAATTCTTTAGTTTTGAGTTTTGGATTTTCTTGAATTAAAGTTCTAAATAACCAACATCCAGCTTCAGAATGAAGAGATTCATCTCGAATAGACCATTCTACTATTTGTCCTACCCCTTTAAGTTTATTACGCATTTTAAAACTTAATAAAATTGCAAAAGAAGAAAATAAATTAACACCTTCTGTAAATGCTGAGAATATAGCTAGTGATTTTGCTACTTCGTGCCAATCTATTTCTCCTTGAAAACTATCTCTTATATTCATTAAATTTTGAATTTTAGCCATTGTAGCTTCATCTTCTAAAAATTCATCAAAATTTTCAAGACCTAAAGTTTCGTTTAATAAAGAATAAGCTTCAGCATGAATTGTTTCAAAGGCACCAAAAGTAGTAGCCATCATAATAATTTCAGGTTTACGAAACCATTTTGTTACTAGACCTGACCAATAATCATTTACAACAGTTTCAGTTTGAGCAAATCCCTTTAAAATAGAACCAATAATATTTTTTTCAGTTTTATTTAAATTAAAATTCCAATCTGTTAAATCCGACATCATTGGTACTTCTGTGTGTAACCAATGAGCTTGTTGTTGTTTAAGCCAATAATCTGCAGCTTCTTGATATTCAAAAGGTTTATATACCAATCGTGGTTTTGTTATATTTTTCATATTTTTAATTAGGTGTTTAATTCGAAAAACTTATTACGTAACTCTTGTTTATCCATATAATCAATAGTATTGAAAACAGGTAGTGCAGTTTGTGGAGAAGTAGCTTCATCATCATCTTCTGCTCTTTCTGAAACTTCAAAATGGCCTGTTGATGTATCTGCTTTAACATTAAAACTCATTCCGTCCATTCCATATCTATTTTTCATAATATGGAATCTTCCGGTTCCATTAACTTTATCTTGACGTTTTCTTGATAAAGATATTGCAACATCAGTGACCATCATTTTATCATATGATCCTGCGGCTTTATCACCTTCAATAATATCATCTTTTGCACCTGCTCTATTTACTTGAGAAACAGACCATACGGGTATATTTAGGTCTCGTGCAAGGGCTTTTGTGCTAATATAAATATCATCTATTTCATCTTTTCGTTCACGATTTGTTTTTCTTGAACGAAGAAGATCTACATAGTCAATAATGACTAAATCGGGTTTAAAATCTTGATCAATACATTTTTTAATATGTGATTCAACTGTAGACATTGATGCCTTACCTGGCGAATATTCTTTAATAATTAACTGGCCTTGTAATTCTGCAATAATCTCTTCAACTTTTGGTCTATGTTTTTTTTCAGTAATTTTATTTACTGGGATGTTTGTAAAGAAGGAGTCATAACGACGTCCTACATAATCTTCCCCTAATTCAAGAGTATAATGTAAAACATTGTATCCCATTTTAACAGCATATCCACCTAGAGCAATTAGGGTCCAAGATTTACCACCTCCAGGATTACCAAAAATTAATCCAAAGTCACCATTACCTAATCCTCCTTGTAATAAGGTATTAAAAGGCTCCCAAGGACAAGGTACTACAACTCTATGGTCTTCTCTATAACGAGATTCAATTTCTTTGTTATATTCGTGCCCTACATTTTTGTCTTGTCCCGATTTTAATGCGTTATCAATTAATGAACGGATTGTATCATAATCCCCCACGTTAAGAAAATTAACGCTGTTTAATAACGCTCTTTTAAGTTGTTGGTTTTTACAAAAATTTGAAAATTCTTCTTCAACATATTTAAGATCTTCATCTGATGCTTTATAAGCTTCACGGAGTTGTTCTTTTATTGATACTTGAAGTATTTCATTATCAATTTTTTTCAACTCTACTTTTAACACATCCATTGAAGGAGTAGTATGGTATTTTTGATAATATTTTAAAATTTCTTTAATAATCCATTGGTGTGCTTGATTATCAAAATAATCTTCACTAATAACATCATGGATATTTAATAAAAATTCCTTATGAGTTAGTAATGAAGATAATACTTTAATTTGAAAATTAATTCCGTATTGGGAAAGATTCGATAGTGTCAAAACTTTTATTTTTTAAATTGTGAATGTAATATAACTTATTTATTAAAACTATTTAGTACTTTAAATGTATCATTGATCCAAAAATCCACATTTTTGATTAAATGACCTAAACCATCATCTTGGTAAAATCGTAAAAAAGCTCCAGTATTCAAAGCTAAATTATCTTCTTCTGCAAATGCTTCTAAAAATTCTTTATCATTGTTATCTAATAAAGGTTTTTTTAAATTCATAATTTTGTAATTTTGTTCTAGTCTGTCACGTTCAAAAGCAATACGAGCATATATTACATGCTCTTTATGTTTTTGTCCCGCAATTTCAAAGATCTCATCTAATGTTAATACCCTTTCAGCTAGTTCTGGAAATTTTTTAAGTAATCCTTTATCTCCTAATCCTTTTATTCCGGGGATTTTATCGGAATTATCTCCAAGTAACATTTTATATAAAATAAAATTATCAGATAACACTCCAAATTTTTCTTTAACTGTATCTTTAGTATAATATTCTTTTTCTATTGGTCTATATACTATAACATTATCGTTAACTAATTGTATAAAGTCTTTATCTGAGGAAACTATAAAACATTTTGAATTATATGTTTTTGGGAGAATATCACTGTAATATGCAATAATATCATCTGCTTCAGCTTTATCAATTGCTACTGTTTTAACAGGTAAACATTTTAAATAATGAGCAATTCGTACAATTTGATTAATTTTAGCATCATCTTCATCTTCTAAATTTTCAAATACTTCCCAATTTGTGATTCGAGTTAAATTACGTCCTGATTTATATTCAGGGAGTAGGTTTTTCCTATTTGTAGAGGAACCTATTCCATCAAATACTACAAATACAGCAGTAGGTTGAATTTGTTTAATTAAAGATCCTAAGGAACGAAGAAAACCACCTAAACCCCCTACGTGTGTTCCTTGAGAATTGATGATATTCATCATAGCAAAATTTCTAAAAAATAAATTTAAACCATCAATCAAAAGTACTCTATCGTATCTATTTGAGGAGACTGTTTCCTGCTCCTCAACTAAATTGTTCAGGAGTTTAAGTAATTCTTTTTTTTCCATATTAATCTGGTTCTTGGGCAAAGATGTTTACGGGTTCATATTGATCTTGTTCTTCAAAAATATCAAAATCTGTACCCCCAAGTATACTTACCCATTCTGCTGTGTGTGCGTCTTTATAGGATTTAAGTTCTTTGTCTGTATCATTAATAAATCCATGGGGTGTCATAATGATTTTTCCTCTTGACTGGATACCATTGATGTGATTTTTATCAATTTGAATATTTGTACGTTTAGCAAATTCAACTTGTTTACCATCTTTAATTGCTTTAATTTTAGAGGTACCTGCATTTGAGATATTACCAAATGTTACCACAAAAGTAGCATCAAACCACATTGCAAATCCTCCTTTGTTCATTAATTTTGGTTGACCCATTGGAACTTCTGCTTTTGCCGTCCATACTTTATTAACACATACTAAGGTATTAGTATAAGGAGATGATTCTTTACGAGATAATGTAATTCTTTGATTTACACTATTTCCAAATTGTGTTGACATTGCTCCTGCATTCCATTCATTATTATTTTTATTTGAACGAACTGAGAGATCACAAGGAATTGATCCAATAGAATCCCACAAGAATAATAAATCATAAGGTAAATTACCTTTTTTCTGTTCATCTAATAAATCTAAAACAAATGCAGCTACATCTTCTATAGTGTGTAATACTTCACGATCAACATATATAAAATTACCTTCATAATTTAAAATTTCACCTGTTGATTCATCTACAATTTCATTAACCTGAAGGCCCATTTGTCTAGCATGTTCCCAGTTCCATTTCATTTCAGTTATAATAAATACAGGTAAAACACCTATTTTTTGAGCAGAAACTGCGGCTTCAATCATTGCTGTTGTTTTTCCAGTATCACTATGTCCCCGAAGAAGTACAATATGACCCATTGGAATTCCAGGTAATGAAGTTACATCCTGGAATGCCGGGCTTAAAGGAATCCACTTTTGATCTTTAAATTTTACATTTGAATTGAGCATTTTCTTTTCTTTGAACTTAGTTAAATCAAATTTAGATCTAAGTTCTGAGGAGAGAGCAGCCGTTAGCGATTCGCTTTTTTTACTTTTTGCCATGTTTGTTTTTTATATTAAAATGGTAAATCGTCTGATTCTTCTTCAAATAATGAATCGAATTTATCTGCTTTGCTTACCTTAACAGCAGATGGTGTTTTAATTGAGTATGCTTTTTCAGGAGATATTAAAGGAGCTTTTTCTTCCTTTTCATCATCAATAATAGCACCTTCTTCATATTCATCTTCCGGAGTTAACCATTCTTGAAGTGCTAATTTCATTTCATCATATGAATATTTTTTAAATACATCCATAGGATTAGGTTGATTTTCTAACAATGATTCAATTGTTGTTTTATCACCTGCTAATGGAGTTTCTTTAACTTTAGGCATGATAGTTGTTTTATTATAACTTGTACCTGTTACTTCAGGACCTACAGTAGTTAATGTAATATCACGACCAATCATTACATCCGTAAAATCACCAACATCTTCATTATCCGCAAGATTTAAGAAATCCATGTATAATTCCTTACCAAATTGCCATAACTTAATTCCCTCTGTTTCTTCACCACGAACAATAACAGGAGCAAAAATACGCATTTTTGGATCTAATTTCTTAGCCAAACGCCAATTTTCCTTATCACTAGTTGTACGTAATTGTTTAGAAAATTCTACAATAGGATCTTTTTCACCCCAATTAATAGGAGATACCATAGTATTTTTTCCAATACCATAATGGAAATACATTTCTGTAAATGGGATAGTTTTGTTGTATTTAGAAGGTACAACACGAATAACTTGTTTACCTACTGAGGGTTTCCAAAAGATAGATTTTTTTTCTCCGCCACCTTTTCCGGATTGTTTTGACTGCATTGCAGACAGTCTGTTTTTCATTTCATTTAAATCCATAACTTAATTAATTTATTATTTATAACGTGAATATACTAACAATTTAACGAGATGCCAAATTATAGTTCAATAATTTTATGAACTTTTGTATTTAATTGTTTAAAAGACCCATCTTGAGTAAGTAAAATACAATTTTGATAATGTTTCCAATCTACTCTAAAGTTAGTATCAACTACTCCATCATTTAATTTTTTAATTAAATCGTTTAAAGCATTGATTGTATATAAAGTATTGGTTTCTTTTTTTCTATGCACTAAAATAGTGTTCATAGGAATGTTGCTAACATTTCCTTGATCTACATTATATGTAATAACATATTCATTTGTACTTTTAACAAAAAGAACAAACATTTTATTATACATTATCGTGTATGTGTTTGATATGCTAGAAACCATTTCTTCTAGTATATCTTCTGTAACGAACGTACAAAATAACTTGTTGTTCAAATCTGTGTTATTTAATTGGGTTTCCTCCCAATAAATATTATGATGATTATTCAAAATCGTAGCTTGTTCCATGTTTAATCTTTATTTGTAATTTTTTACTTTTAAAAATATCTTCTATGTCCTTTAATAAATTTTCACTTTCGTCATAATCTAGTAAAAAACTGTCATAAGTATATAATACTAATTTAGTGTTTTTCCCTTTTAGTAATTTATTTAACGCCGTTAATATACAAACATTCATTGATGTTTCCAAATTTTGTAATATATAATTAAACAACTTTTGTGGATTCATGTTTTCTAACTCGCTTTTTTTAAAGCCATAGCCTGAAATTGGTACTATAATTTCTCCTATATTATTAAATTCATTCCAGTTGTTATCAATAAATTTCTTTATTTTTTGGAAAAATTCTAGGTGTTTATATTCTTTAAATACGCCTCCATATAGTTGTTTGAATGTAAGTTCTTTAGCTTCTTTATAACTTGTACCATACATATCCGCAAATATTTGATGAACGTCTTGTCCCTCAAAATCAAAAGAAACTAAACGAGCAGCAAGGTTAGGATGATAAGCACTAATATCGTACTCAATAAATTTACCGGTTGGTATAAAACTTTTTCTAGCTCCACTTTCTTTATTTAATGCCGCAAAATTAAGACCATTAAAAGTGTTACTTGGTCTACGTGTAGTTGTAAATAAGTTATAGTTGGTATATATTTTGTTATCCCTAATGGAGTACAAAGGGTTAATTTGGGGAAAATGTTGGTTAAAAACTGTTTCATTTATGTTTATTCCGTTTTTTTCGATTCCAAAAAATGCAATCGTTGATTTATTGTTATAAAAGTCAAAATGTTGAGGTACATCTTGTGTAAAATGTTGTTTTGTTTTATTATAAATATTTTCACAATACTCATAGTGTTTAACTACCGGAATAATTTTATTTATTTTTAGATTTTCCGGATACTTGCTATAAAAATATGTGTGTGCTTGGGTTTGTTCTTGTATATACGGAGGAGTGAGTATGTTTATATCGCGCAAGCTCTTAATTTGAAAGTAGTATAATGCATTTTTCTTATCTCGCACCCATAGACACTCAACTGACGCTAATAATTCATTTACTATTGAATTGTTGATGCTTAAGGTTTCACTATGATCAAGACATATCATAAATCCTTTAGAGGCGGTAACTGGTCTAAAATATACTAAAGAAATATTATTTAAAGCAGGGTGTACTTTATCGTGGTGGGGGATTATCTCTATAAAAGCTTCTTTAAAGTTGCTTTGTTGAAGATAATTTATTTGTTCTTGTGTCTCTATTAACCAAAACATAACCTTAATTTATTTTGATAATATACAAATTAGAATTTAAACTACCAAGTTTAATATCCTCCTCCTCCACCACCACTACCTCCCCCAAAACTAGGGGTCTGAGTTAGATATATATCACTCCCAGAAACTGAGCTAGATGTTTGAGATTTAATTTTTGGAAGTATTGGTTTATTTGTTGGAATTAAAATTTCATGAGCTTCTTTAGTATGAACTTTACCAACCATAGGTATTGTACCCCTATGAATGTGGTAAAATCCTATATAGTTTTGTCCGTTTTTAGTTGTAAATTCATTACCCTCTGTGTATAAATTTGAGGTTTCTGAGGGGATATAGAATTTAGTATAATTATTTTTTAAATAAAATTCTAAACCTTGAAAACCATTTTTTTCAGCTAGTTTAACTAAATTTTGATTTGTTTTATATATGTTTTCTATATTGCCTGAGATTTGCCAAGGAATAGAGGTTACATTATATAATTGCCATAAATATTCACTGTTATTTTCTGATAGATTTTGGAAGGTTGATTGATTAATTTCAATAAAAATAGAGGCATTAATTTGTTTTGCAAAATATCTATCAAAATACCCTGTTGTATAATCTTGATTTGTAGGTTGTGGATAAAAAGGGGTAGGGATTTTTTGTGGTGTTGGGGTAGTTTTTATGATTAGTGAATATGTGTCTAAAAATGGGGTTTCAAGGGTTGAGGGTTGTAATTGAGTAAAAATCTCAGAGGTTATAGTAGAATCAGGAGTTAAGGTAAGATCTAGTAATTCATCGGGATATCTAAGAGATTGGGGATTTATCCCTACATATTTTGTACCATCCGATAATTTGTAATAAGGACCAATATATGTAGAACCATTCGAGGATCTAATAAATTCTCCATTAGAAAATAAATTGGTTTGTATTTTAGATTTTGGATAATACGGCATTATTGCTATTTATTTATTTTTTTCCTTTATATTTTCTATTTGAACTCACTGTTAGACTTTCAATTTTAGTTTCCCATTTATTGTCTTTAATGATGTGGGATATACCTTTAATTAAAAAGTCAATAACTCCCCCTTGATTCCCTGTTCTATAACTATAAGGTAATACTTTTTCGGTAATAGAGAATCGTTCATAATTTCTCATCCCTGCAAGTCCTTTCATATTTAAAGAAAGATTAAAGGGGATAAAAAAGGGAGCAGGCATTAGTCCTTCTATAGCATCATTACCTGTTAAATATAAAGCAACATCTCTATTTGATGAACGAGTATTTTGAACTGTTTCTACGTTATAGATGCTCTTACCATACAATTCAGTAACAAAGGCACTTACGACATCGATATTTTTTTTAAAAATAACTTTAGGGTCTAATTCTCCGGTTGCTGATGCTCCTTCAATACTATCTTTATCTAATTTAACTGAGATTAATCTGTCTGTTAATCCTTTATTTAGTGCCGATAAGCCAGTAGCGTTTTCTCCTACAATATTACCTCCAGCTTGAGCGGAAATTGTAGCCATTGCGGCCATATTTGGGGGTAATTGAACTTGAAAATCTACATTAGTTATAAAACTGCCTTGAGGTGATGTATCCGTTCCAATACCATATACTTGAAATTCAGCTATTTGATATTCTTTTGCCTCTTTTTCAGCTGCTTCTTTTAATAAATCATCAACATTATCTAAAGTACTACCTTCAATAAGTTTTAACTTATTAGAATCAGAATCAAAAACAGGTTCTATTTTATTTACATTACCTAAAGCATCATTTATTTCATTACATAGCGCTGAAAGGAATTTTAATAGATTAGTTTTACCATTTACATCTGTATTTAAATCTAAAACTCCAGCTATTTTATCTATACAAACAAATATATTCATCATTTTTCCGGCATACACTGTTGTTTTAGTAAAATAGTTTGGTATTTCCGTTGTAAGGATGTCCCATCTAACTCCATCCTGATTATATTTACTAGGGATAATACAAACTGCAGGATCTGAAGAAAATTGAGCAGGGTATCTTAAACAAAAATTTGAATCAGGGTTATAATCTATTTCAAAAATGGGGTTTGCATCCTTAGGAGATTTTATCTCTGAGGTGTATGTAGATTCTTGGTTATCGGTATTTGTAGTTATATTATGTTTTTTAGTAGTATCATATAATAAAAGATTTTTTTCTATCCATTCTAATAAATATCCTAATCTAACATAATAAAATTTTAATTCTAATTTAGAATTAGGTGCCACTTCCGAGGATGCCTGCAACTTTAAAGATAATAAATTTTTACTTGATACTTTTTTATCAATCTCTGATCTCCATTGATATAACTGTTTATTAAATGCTGTTTTATCTTTATTTTCTAAGGAGGTAATTGGAGATAATTTTTGAATTTCAGCAGCTTTTTTATAAGCTAAAATTTCTTCATTAGTTTTCTTTATATCAGCTTGATTTTTTAAATTTGTTGCTTCACTAGCGGCTTGTGCCTTTCCTACTGATTCTAAATCAGCCGTTGTTATATATCCAATATATCCTCTTAACTTTGTTAAAGTTGGAAGTGCTTCTGCATTTGCTTTAGAACGATCTGCAGCTGGTTCGTAAGTGGGACCCTTATCATTAATTTGTCTCAAAGCAGCATAAACCTTATTGTTATTTGTAGCATCATCTGTTAGGGATACAATTTTGCTCCATACATTTTCTTGATACCAACCACTAATAGTACTCCCTACTTTTGATTTTGCAATACCCACCAAACGGTTAATTTCTGAGTTAGCAGTATTTAGTTTAGCTCTTAAAGCAGCTTGTGCCTTATCTACAGAATTTACAACAGGTATTTCAGCGCGTTTCTCATTTTTCTTTTCTAAGTCACTAATGTTTTCCTCAATTGTTTTTGTTGGTGGAGGTGCCTTACCTGAGACAATCCCGGTAGTGTTAATTTTTAAAGATTCAATTATATCTCCTAAACCAATTAAATTTAAATCAATATCATAAGTACCATCATCATTATATGTCCATGTAAAGTTAGTAACTTTGCCTAACATAGCATCATAATTATAATTATCTTTTAATCTTTGACTTTTAATTTGTTGTATAATCGTTTGTTGGCTTACTCCAGCTTCTGAGAAAAAAGATTCAAAAGGTGATGTAGCAAACTGATCTCTTACTCTAATTGGGATTGGATTTGTTTCAAGGTTTATATTATTATCTAATATAATATTATGACCCCATTCTAAAAGCATGGTGTATCCAATTCTAAAATATAATAAATCAAATATTTGAAGTTGTTGAAGAGAAAAAACTTTAAGTTTAACTTTTGCTTTTTGAAGTGCTCCTCTATTAAAAAAACTTACATCTGCGGATTCAATATTTGGCATAGGAGCAAAACCTTTATCTATACCTCCCCACCCGTAAGCAGCAATTGTACTTACATAATCAAATGTTCCATTTCCTCCATTATCTACAATTCCAAATTTCCGTATAGGGTTTAATGTATCATCAATTCCTATAACTCCTCCAAATAAAACACATGATTTTGCAAGCAAATCTCCTTGGAGATTTTCACTAAGAGATCTTTCTAGTAATTGAGGAACCTCTACATCAACGGAGGATGCTAATCTTAAAAAAGAGGTATTATTATTACTGTAAATAAGATTAGAATCTGATTTATATCTAGATCCTAGAAATGTTTGTCTAGCTTCGATTTGTTTAATAACGTCCGTATCAAAAACATTACCTGTAAGGTTTCCCATGTTTAAATTTGGTTTATAGTCTTAAAAAGTGTTTGAGCAAGTGAAACATTATAAGGAATTCTTATTTCAGTTCCACCGGGAATAAATAGAGAATTTTGAGGGATAATATCTGGGTTACCCGATGCTATAATCCACCAAAGATTAACATCACCATAAAATTGTTGAGCTAGTAAATCTAGTCTATCCCCTTCCGTAGTAATAGCATAAGTATCGTTTACATCTTTAGGTAATTCGGGGTATCTAGTACTTCTTTGTATTGGAAATGTTTTATTACCTTTAGCCTCAGAAAATGGTATTAAAGGAACATTTATATATCTACTACTCATTTTTATTTAATTTATTACGCAGGGTCAGATGCTGAAACTCCTTTTCTTAAGGTATTTTTATAACCACCCGCACTATTAGCCGTTGGTCCTCTTCCAAATGTAATAAAGGGAGAATTTACATCATTACCCGTACTATTTTCTAAATTAAGAAATTTATTACTTACTGTTTGAGGAATAAAGTTATGAATAGGTGTAAATTTAATACCTTTAATTTGAATTAATTTAGGCATAATATACGCACCTGGTTCTTTATTTCCAAGTTCATCTCTAGCTATATCCCATCCTGCCTCTGGATCTATTTCGTAACTTACTCCTTTTATTATTCCTGGGAGATCTTTTATGTAGTCTCCTATGGTAATTTTAACTAGATTACCTCTCATAAATCCTCCCTCAGTATAATCAGGGGCCATCATTGATGCTAAATAATTTAATTTACTATAAACGGAAGATTGTTCTGCTCGGGATAATACAGGAACTGAGAATCCAAAGGATATATCTCGAGAAAAACCATGATATGAGAAAAATTTTTCTCCTCTACCCATATATTTAGTTTCCGTCCAATCAGCTCCATAATCATCTGTAAGTCCTGTTACGTAAGCTCTAAAATGAATATATGTATTATTTCCTGAGCCATCATTATTAATTTTTTGGATGTAAAAAGGAACAGTATCATTTAAATACTCCCCTTTAACTGACTGAGCCATATACATAGGACTTGTAGTTATAGTATCTACATTTAATCCAGCTTTTTGGGCTATTTTTCTAGTTTTATTATTTGGATATGATGCTAGTTCTCCATAAAGAGCTTCGCGAGTTAAACTTGGATTTAGTCCAAAATTTAAAATATTTGGTACACGAACTCCTGTACCAGATGTTGTTACATTTGCTATATATGAAAGAGGGTTTATTGTTTTATATTTTAAAATATCTGTACCATATACTTCAATATTTTGTTTAAGAAGTAATGTTTGTTCTTTTAAAATAAATTGTCTACCTGCTGGGGAGTCTAAAAATTTTTCTATCCTTTTAATGTCTTCATTTCTTGCTTTTTCTGATACTCCTGTTCCTCTATATAAACTATCAATAGATGTTTGAGGTGTTCGTTGAGAATCTAATGCGGGAAGTGGTGTTATTATTAAAGGTTCAGTAGTAGCTCCATTCCCCATAATTCCATCATTATTTGGAGTACCAGCAGTTAATGGAATATCTCGAGGACTATAAGCATATCCTTTACCTCTATAAAGCATGTACGGGTCCCCGTTAGCATAAAACTTAAAGGAAGTAGGATCTGTAAGCATTGTAACTAAACCCATAATTTTTTAATTAATTAGTTAAATAATTGATTAAGTTGGTAGGTTATCAATATACTGTGGGGGTGTAACTCCTCCATTTGCATCTAAAGAAGAAGAAATTGCAAAGGTTGCTTTTAATTTTGAAAATTGAAGATTTGGTGGTGGGGGTGCAACTCCTCCATTTGCATCTAAAGAAGAAGAATTTGCAAAGGTTGCTTTTAATTTTGAAAATTGAAGATTAGGAGATGTTGTTGGAGCAGTAAATGCTTTAGTAGTTCCGCCTGCAGCTAATAAGTCTGAAAGGGATGTTGGTTGTTGTGGCATGATGTTTAGTTTTATTTATAAATATTAAAAAGTTTAATTTATTGTTGTCTATAATTAGCTAAAGCTAATGTAACTCCTACTTTATTACCATCAATCATTACATTTCCTTCTTTACTAAGAATCTGTTGTAATAAAGCTGATACTTTTTGAAGTTCCATAATCATTATTGATTCACCTCCAGCACTGCTGGTTTGAGTTGGGGATGATTGTGTACTATCTTTATTTGAACTATTACCAAATAAATCAGTACCAGCAACAATTGTATCTTTATCATTAAATTTAATTGATCCTTCAGGACCAAATAATGTTCGTCCTCCTTTTCCGGATGATGGTGGGATTATACCGTCATTCATGTATTTAGCTGCTAGAACTGCAATAGTTGCACCCGCTGCTATACCTAAACCAAATCCAACAACGGGAATTGCTGCTAGTGAACTGATTGCTTTCATAATAGCTGTACCAACTGATTTAACAAAATCTTTCATTGCAAGTGCTGCGTTTTTTGCCATTTGAGCCCCTGCTTTAATATTTTCTTTACCTAAAAGTTTTTCAACAGCTAATTTACCTTTAGATAATTTTACACTTATTTTTTCATATACTTGTTTAGCTTTAGTTAAACCTGCAGATATTTTTTCATATTTAACCATTGCTTTTTTATATAAGTTAATAGCCATCATAGTTCCTTTTATTGCTATTAATCCTAGTCCAACGGCTCCTACTAATTTTTCCATTTTAGTAAATTCACCATTTCCAGTTGCTAACTTATTAAGTAAACTACCAACAGAACCTACTATCTCCATAATTAAATCTCTAATATAAAAGATAACTGGTTGTATTTTTTCCCATATTACTAATATTACCGGAACTAAATTCATTGCTAAGTCTCCTAACATTTCAAATATTGGTGTTAAAAATTCTTTTACACTTGCAAAAGCACCTTTAATACCTTCCGTCATCATTTTAACATTCTTGGAATCTGTTAACCAATTTTTTACTCCTTCAAATAAAGGCCATACTATATTCCATATTTCTTGGAATAGAACTATCATTACAGGCATAAGAGCTATTGCTATTTCTCTCATAGCATTTTGAAACATTAAAAACATTGCACCTATAGGACCCATAGATGCTTTTCTTGCATCCTCTGCATTTGCTATTTGTTCAGCAAGTGAGGCTTGAGATGTCATAGCTGCTACACCTGCGTTTTGTCCGGCAACAAGGCTAGTGTTAGATGCTTCTACTTTTTCTTGGTTAGCTAACATATCTCCTAATTGTTCACCATTCATCCCCATTGCTTTACCTAAAGCCTCTTGTTGGATACGATTCATTTTACTATAGTCAGCAGCAGTAATACCTTGTTCGGCTAAGGCGGCCATCAATGCAACATTATTTCCCGATAAAGCTGCTTCTCTTGCTTTTTCAAGATTTAATTCTTTACCAGTTAATAATTCTGCTTCCATTTCAGCCGCTATTGAATCTTCAATATTTAATAACGAATTAGCAATACTTTCAACTTGCTCCATTTCCAAACCTAATTTTTTAGCTTGAACAACGGCACCCGTTATTGCTGTTCCTGATCCTCCCATGCTTAAGGCTACACGGCTGGAGACTTTAGCAACTCCTTCCATAACAGCTCTCATACTTACGTTTACTTTTAAACTTTTAATAGAATGAGATGCTGCTCTTGCAATTTCTTCTGCTACTGTTCCTGCGGCTTTACCACTTAATTTTGATAAACCATATATTTTAGATAAAGTTTCAGCACTTACATTTCCATGAACATTTAATTTCATAAATGTTTTTAAAGTACTTGCTCCTAACATTTCTGAACCAGCTAATTGGCTATATATTGATCCGGCTGCTGCTGTTGCTTGTTCATGAGTCATACCCATAGCACCACCTATTGCTCTTGCTTGTCCTGCTAGTTTAGCTCCTGTTGCAGCACCTACCCCCATTTCACGAGTCATATTAGCTGTTTCTTGGCTAATTTCTTTCATGTATTCTAGAGCTTCGGCACCCATTTGTTTAAATTTCTGGAATAGGAAGGAGCCAGCACTAATAGCCATTGAAATTAAAGCCATTGGGCCTAAAGCTGTCTTTAAAGCTGTACCAAAAGTAAATGCAGCTACTCTCATTTTACCAAACATACCTAATGATTTTTTACCTCCATCAGTTAATCTATATGTTAATTCATCTGCTGCTTGTTTTGCTTTATCTAATCCTAATCTATTACTTAAATTACCAAATCCTAATTTATTTAAAACCTTTGAAGTTCCACCTACCGCAGAGGTAAATAAGGATTGGGATGATACTAAATTTTCTTGACGTCTTAATTGTTCTTTTAAATGAACATTATTGCCTTCTAATAATTTTCCAGCTTCTTCTAATAGTACTAATTGTTGAGCTTCAGGTGTTAAATTTTCGTAAGCAAGTTTAAGTTGTTCTTCTTTTTTAAGTACTGTTTTTTGGGTTTGAGCATAAGCAACCTCATCAATTTTTAATCCTTGCTTTTTTTGGCTATCCATTTTAGCTAATTTAGCTTGTTGATCTGAAAGACTTTGTTTTTTTATACCAAGCAATTTCATCTCATCTTTTAAACCATCTCCACCCTTTTTTATTAAAGCATTGGTTTGTTTTGTTATATCGTTTTGAAGTTGTAGATTTCTTGATATATCTTTTTGAACTTCTTTTACAGAATCATATTCGGATTTATATGCTTTAGTAGCTGCTGTAACTGCTTTAATATTATCTAATGATAATTTATCTAATGTACCTTTTTCTCTGTAAATCTTAATAAGATCAACCATCTTATCTTGAAGAGCTGTAACTAAATTTAGTTGGTCTCCTAAGGCTTTGTTAGCTTCTTCAGCATTTTGAGCTTTAATTTCTTCTAGTTTCTTAGCCATTTTACATTGAATATATGTTATAAATATTAAAAGGTATTAAAATATAATACCTTTTTTTTTTATTTTATTAAAATTTACTTCTATCTGGGTTTACCCAATCTAAAGTGGTTTTTCCGGGGTTATTATTTCCTGAAGTATTATTTTTATTTTTTTCTTCTTGGTCTATTGAATCTTGAGTCCATTTAAATGTAATGCGTCTTAACCAAATAGGCATATTATAGAGGGTATCATAATCATATCCTCGACCATAAAAAATAATTTCGTGAATTTGTTTAAATAAATTAAATCTATACTCTTGAGTCAGGCCAAAAAAACTGTACCTGCATAGGTACGGTGACCTCCTCTTCACCATTTGCTCCTTCATGAATAAAGGTCATTTTAATATCTGGTTGGGTTGCTTTTAAGTAAGATCTAAAAGCTGAAGCATCACGTGCTAAAAAATAATTATCAACAAAGTCTCTAATAGTTTTAGGATCATCATCTCCATCTACTGAAAGGATTTGGATTTTTAAACGAGACGTAAGATCAGTAGATGCATTTTTATTAATTCTTTTAAGACCTTTACTTTCAGCCTCAATTGCTTTTTCATCTCTTGATGTTAAATATTTAAACGTAAGTTTATTTTTTCCTATGGGTGTTTCAAATTCAAATTCATTAACGCCTTTAGTTACTTTTGTTTCATCTAAATAAATAGTAGGAAGTTCGTTAAGATCTAATAGTATTTCTTCTCCTTCATATGTAAAAGGATAATCTTTACCATAACCTAAAATACGAGAAGCAACCATAATAGCATTTTTATCTCCAATTAATAGATCATCCCAATCAAATTTAGTTATTACAAGAGATTGCAGTAATTTATCAATTACTATTCCTTGTTTAATATAATTTAGATTAGTAAGAATATCTTCTTCTTTAGCTGTCATATATTTTATTTCGACAGTACCTTTTGATAAGGGATGTTTTTCAGGGTAAAGTAAACCTTTTGAAGGTAATTCTACGTGTTCCGTAGGGAATTTGTGTTTTTTTTCTTCCATAATTTTTATTTATTATAACTTTGTTGTTCGTATATAAATATATGGAAATAAAGGAAGCTCGCATTTTTTGCGAGCTTTCTTTAAAATAATTTTAAAATGTTAAATTAGAAATTTAACACACAATAATCTGGTTGAACTGTCATTGTAAGGTTTATAGCTGTATCCGCTGTATCCCAATTGTATTCACCAAAGGCAGCACTTGTAATAAAACATCCTTTTAATATCCATTCAGAAACAATATCTCCTACAGGACCTAATACATTTATTGTTAATTCTTTTTTATACATATCCAAATAACCATCCCGTCCTGTTACAGATTCATGGTGTAATCGTACCCACTCCATTATTGCTTGAGCTCCCGAAGGAGTTATTGGGTCATAAAGAGTAAATGTAATTGGATCCCATTTTGTCATACCCTTAAGGTAACGTTGAACGTTCATATGGTTTAAGGTAACTGTTCCTGAGTTAAGAGTAACTGCACTTACACCTTTAATTTCATATGATGGAATTCCACCAATTAGCACGATAAACCTATTTGCTTGTTTTGGTTCAAATGCATTGAAAAATATTTCGCTTGAATCTAATATGGCCATTTTGTTATTTTATTTAGTTTTATTATAAATATTAAATATTTTATTTTTTTATCCAGGGAATATAGCACCTGTTGGTAAAATATTAAAGTCTAGATAGATGAATTCTGCTGTTTTTGTTGGTTGGATATAAATCTGACCTACCATTTGATTTCTATCGATTACATCCGCTGTATTGTTGCTATCATCCATGATTACTTTAAAAGCATACAAACCTTGTTTTTGTTGTACTGTTTCTAAATATGGATTTACTGCAGCTAAAAAACCATTTCTTGTAGCTATTGAATTTTGTTCAAATACTAAGTTTTGAGCTACTTGAGAAATATAAGATTTAAGTGCAATTAATAAACGACGAACATTTACACGATCAAGAGCAGATGCTTTTGTTTGTAATGTTTTTTGGCCATATACTACAACTCCATTTCCAGGGAATGTAGCTATTGGATTTACTTTATTTTCATATAAATTATCACGATCTGTTTGAGATAATTTCTTTTCAGCTCTAACTGCTGTGCTTAATCCACCTCTAGTAATACCGGCAGGGGCAAACCAAGGTTCTGAAATACTATCATTGAAAGCATAAGCTCCTGCTACTAATGATGATGCTGGTAGCCAAACTAACTGTGCTGAATCTGGATCAATTGTTTGAACCCAAGGCCAATAAGAGGCAGCATATGAAGTGTTTTTAGAACTTGCTTGGGCAACAGCTTGTGATATAGTAGATCCAAAAGGTACTAAATCAACTACATAAATATTATCTCCTCTAAGTTGAGTATTATTTATTGCTGTTGTTATTTGTGAAGCACCTAAATTAGCTGTTGAAGCAAATAATCCCGGAGTTAATAATACATTAAATCTATAATCATCAGCATTGCCTAATAATCTAATCATATTAGTATAACCACTTGCTGATATACCTTGTGGGGCTGTAGTTGCAGCAGTAATTGAGTCATAATAATTTGCTTGACCTATAAATAAAGTACCTGTAGCATTTTTAAAAGATCCTTCTGAGTTTACTGGGATTGAACTTGTGTATTGAGGTTTTGCAATACCGTTGTTATCAAAGAAAAATGGGGTGGGTGTTAACACACTAGATACATAAACATATCTTGAATTATTTGGATAATCTCCAAGTACCTCAATTTGATTATCTTGACTACTATATTGTTTTCTTTGGTTACCAATTACTTTAGATACATAATTTACTGAAGTTGGATCCATTGATAAATTAGTCCAAGTTTCTAATACAATTGGTGTATTATCATTATCATCACCTCTTCTAATTAGTAAAGTAAAAGTTCCTGAGGAGGTATTATTGTTTTGAATTTGATATCTAATATTATTTTCTGAGCCTGAAAGTAATGAGCCACTAGCATCTAATGAACTAGAGCTATTCATAATAACACCCTCAGATATTGTTTTTAAAGTAAATGAAGCTGAAACTGTACCTCCAGTAAATAAAGTAGTAGTACTTCCTGAAATGTAATAAAGGCTATTACCTAGAGTTCCAGAAGCTGTAGAAGATAAAGTAAGGATGGATGTTGCTGCGCTTGCTGTAATATTTGACCAAGAAGAAGTATAAGCAGTTGCTGATGAACTTGCATTAATAACAAAGGATGAAGTTGTTGCAAATGAAGATGTTGTTGAGAAGGCTGCAGCATTAATATTAACTTGATTTGCTGTGTTTGTTTGCGTAGAACCTGTGTAATTTATAGTAATACCATTTAAATTAAATGAACTAGAACCAACAGCTGCATAGCTAGCTGAAAGAGTAGTTATATCTAATGTTGCGGAAGCTGTTGTTTGTACTAAACCACTAGGTATACCTAGACCTCCACTAACATTATCATTACTTGAAACTGCAGGTAAAAAACTACCAGTTACTACTCTTGTTACTAATAAGGTTTCACCACCATTGTTAAAATAATTAAAAGCAGTTACCGAAGTAAAATAAGTATAAACTTGACTAGCACTTAAAAAAGTAGTACCAAATCTATTTTGATAGTCACTATAAGAACGAACAATTGTTGGGACATTTACAGGACCTTTTACTGTTGGTCCTACAATAGCGGCACCAACCACAATAGGTTGAGATGATACAAAAGAACCATCATTTTCTGATGCTTGTACTCCGGGAGATATTAATGCTGGCATGTTAGTAGTATTTTATTTTATTTTATTATAAATATATTAAGAATTTTCAAAATTAGATTTTTTAAATATACCTGTGTCGGGATCTATTATTCCATCTCCATATTTTTTATGTAATAAAATACCCATTTTTTCACAACTAGTATTTATTATTTTTGATTGAAATTGAAGATATTGTTTTTTTGATTGATATTCTATTTCTAATTCTTTAAAATTTAAAGATAAACTATTTTTTTTAATATCTAATTCTTTTAAAACTGATAACTCCTCAGGTGTTAGAACTATTTGATCCATGTTAATAAATATTAAGAACTTTATTAAGATTTAGTAGGAGTTAATAAATTCATTAACCTATAAATTTTTAATTTATAACATTATCGGTATATACGGGTTGTTAACAACATACAACAATATCTTATACTGCTCTACCTAATGTTGTTTGAAATGCTTGTACTGCAGTGTATAAATTAGATGATTCAATTGAAGTTAATCCGTCACCCATAGCCCAAAATGCGTAATTTTTAATGGTTGCTAAGGGAGATATACCCTCACAAGGGTCATTTAGACCGGTAATTACAACAGTACTTAATGGTCGTGAACCAGGGGAAATTGCTGTAAGTCCCTTCACATCCATCTCTATTCCATTTCTATACGCAACATAAGTTTGTGAGTTTGTTCTTGATATGGTGTATAAACCATTACCATTCTTATTTGTATAAGTTCGGGAGATATATCCTCCATAAACATCATAAAATTGGAGTTGTCCTGAAGTACGTATAAATAAATTATGTATAGCCGCAGTATACCCATATTCATCACATGATGTCATATCAAGAGTATGGAAATCGTTTGAATCACCTTGAGTTCTTGAATATATTGAATATTGATAATTTGTGTCTGAATTGAAATCGTTATATGGTGAAAATCCAGTATCTCCATAACATTCCCCATTTGAGGTAATTCCATTTTGGTTAAAAGTCCAACCTTGACTGAAACCTATTTTGAAACTATTTGGGTCTTTCAAGTTAAAACTACAAGGCTTTTTACTTCCACCAACAAATGGATAAATTACTGAGTATTTAGACCAAATATTAAATGATTTTAAATCAAGAACTAATGTGTTAATTGCAGTTTGTTCGGTTGGATTTGTTATGTCTGCTGCGGTAATAAATGCTTGTGCGTCTGGATCAACTGGGGGGATTGGAGGAATTGATTCTACTTTAGGTATCTGTATAAAGGCAAATGGAGTAAACATATTAAACTAAGTTTCTTATAGAACTTACATAAACTGTTGAAGCATCAAATGTAATCATTGTAACAATATCAACAGCATTTGCTACCGCAGATCCTGTATATAAAGAACCTGATGATTGTTTTACTATTAATGGAAAACTTACTGTTCCTGTACCTGCTGAACCTTGTGTTACACGAATATTTACTGTTTGTCCCGGGTTTATGTTTGTTGGATTAATATTAGTATTTGCTCCGTTTACTAGTGTTAAAGTAAAGAAGTTGTTTGTTGACATATCAAGGGATGCAGTAGTTGAGGCAATTGAAAGTGCAGTTACTTGTCCTCTTAAAGATCCAGATACTTGTGAATTACCTTGTATGATAAGTGAGCCTGTAATTTGAGCCGATCCTGTAATTTGTACTTGTGATCCTGAAGCAAAGATTAAGTTTGATCTTGAACCGTCTGCTGTACCATTACCTACTATAAAAGCACTTTGTGCTGAGGAGGAGCGGTTGTATTGGCCTTGTACGTGTTGGTATAATCCTAATGCTACTGTGTTAAAGCCTTCTGCGTGTGAGTAGTCTTGAGAGGCCGTTGTAGCATAACCTTCTGCGTGTGAATAATATCCACTTGCAGATGTATTTCTTCCTTCTGCGTGTGAGTAGTCTCCGGATGCCGTTGTAGTATAACCTTCTGCATGAGAATATTGTCCTAATGCTATTGTATCTCGTCCTTCTGCGTGTGAATAGGATCCAGATGCTATTGTACTAAGACCTTCGGCGTGTGACCAATCTCCTTTTGATATTGCCGCATAACCTTCTGCGTGTGAATAATCTCCGGAAGCCGTTACTCTAAATCCTTGAGCATGGGAAAATAATCCAGATGCTAAAGATGCAGATGCTTGATTGAATGATCCAGTTATAAGTACATTTCCATTTACATCTAATTTTTGTGTAGGAGTTGTAGTTCCTATACCTACGTTACTTGATGTTTGGTAAAGTATACTGCTTGATAAAGTAGTTGCTGTATTCCAAATCGCAATATAATTTGGGGTACCACCTTGTAAAGAGGTATCGTTTTGAGATTGGTATGCACCTATTGGAACTTGATCTAAAAATCTTGCTTGAGCCATTAGTTAATAATTATCTTATATAAATATGATAAAATATTATATTATTCTATATAAGAAACAGGGTTATTAGGATTATTAAAATTAACTTTATTTTTTCTTTCTAAAGATTTTAAAGTTTCTGGGGTTGTTATAGATCCATCACCTGTATCTTGACCATTATATAAGGAATCAAGTGAAGAAGCTTCTAGTGAAAATATAAGTTTTGTTTTATCTGAGAATTTTTTAAGAGAATTTATATCTTTTTGTAGAATCTCCGGAACAATATATCCATTTAATTTTATATTAAAAGTACTTCGAACAATGCGTTCATCATTGTCTACTAATTCTGTTTGAAAAACAAATGAATCAATCATTGCTTTAAATTTAAAGCGTTCCGGGTCTCCCCAATAAGCATCAGATGCGTATCCTATTGATTCTATTATTTTATTTAGCTGTTCTACGTAATATGTAAATACAAGGCATGTGTATTCTATAGTAACATAATCCGGGATTACAGTAGCATAATATTGTTTTTCTGGGATTCTATTATTTAATACTTTAAAATTATCGTATGAATTTCTAGGGTCATATGTTTTCTGAGATATACTATAGTTGTGAGGATTATTAGCATCTAATTTATTTCCTATACTTCTGTTTTTAGTAATGGAATCACGTTTAAACATAATTAAAGGAGCCATTATTTTTCCTTTTTGATCTCTATAATACCCATCTTTTTGAAATGATTTCCATTTTTCTTGAGAACCATAAACAACAGGTACAGGTAAACGTTCTCCGTTTTGATAAACGGAAGGTTTAATTACATTTTCAAAATAATAAAACACAGCTTCATCAATATCTTTGATACCAATACTAAAAGGTTTTGTAGTATCATTTTTAAATGATGTTTGTAATGCGCGATTAACACCAGAGGCATTTGGGTCGGCATAATTTGGATTACCCGCGGGTACATACGTTGAAATATGCTGTTCAACGCTTATTTCTCGTTGTGTCTTAGGGGTTGGTTTATTTAATCTGTTAGTAGCCATTACATTCTAGATAAAATTATATTTACTCGATCTGATGGTACATAATGACAATCACATCTTACTTCTACGCTCCATCCAAATTTTTCTAATCCTGGGTTTAATGGGTTATTTCCAGCACTATCATAATATGGGAATTCTGGGTTTTTGCCTGTTGTTAATTGGGTTGTATTTGTGTTATCTACTTCCCAATAACCATTTTGGTATTGGATAATATCTCCTACTTCAGGGTGAATTTCAGCACCATATGTAATATTTGGAGTTTGTTGAAATGTTCCAAATCCTTGTCCTTGGTTTGCAGGATTAAGTTTACTTAATAAATCATCACGTAAAAATCTAATAACTAAGGGCCAATTAAAATCTACTCCTAAATCACTTACCGGAGAGGATTCAGAAGAACCTGCTACCTCTACTAAAGCAAATAACATAACAGGATCAGCAAATGTTCTTCCTTCAGAAGATTCACCATACATATTTGTTTTAGTTTCACCTATTTTATATTTATAGTAAATAACTTCTTGAGATATAATATTTCCCATCAACTCTCGGTTGACTCTTCGGAACATACTTACATCTCTTGATCCACCGTATAATGCCATTTTATCCTATAAAAATTGTCATGGGGACTTGGTTAATTTCAGTAACACGAGCTACAGATTCTGCTGCTCTTCTTTCAAGTAATGATTGACGAGAAGTTTGATCAAAATATTCTCTTAATCGTGTAATTAATGCTTCTTTTTCAGTTGCTGCCGCTGATACTAACTCATTACCATTTAAAGTTACTTCAGCTCCTGGGATTGGGATTGAAGAATATTTATTTCTAACTAGTCCTAATACTTCTTTTGCTTTAGCTAAGGTATATTCAAAAACCCAAGATCTACCAATAGAATTAATTTTAGAATATGTTGGGTTTGCATAAGGAACATTTGATGTATTTGAAATTTTATTAGTTCCATCAGAAAAAGATGAATTTATTCTATCTTGGATTTTAATAAAGTCAAATATTAAATAATGTCCATATCCTAAACCTCCACCATCATCTTCTCCAAATGAAAAATCTCCAGTTCCCGGGATTGGGAATACTGTAATTATATTGTTTACAATGTTAAATGAATAATTTGAAAGTGTTACTGTGTTTTGCATTTCAATTGCTTGAATATTTTGTATAGTAAAACTTGTAGGCATCATCAAATAATTTGAATAACCAGCACCACCATACAAACCAGCAGGAAGAACACCTCCTAAACCACCTTGTCCAGCCATTAAAGTAGGAGAAAATAATTGATTAATTGCGGGTGGTGGTTGATAAAATACATTTTTTATTTCTATACCACCTTCAATACCATTATCTAAAGCCCATTGTGCTAAATCGTAATCTTGTATTCCATATTGGAGGGGTAATTGTCCTTTAAACCAAGTTACATTACCTCCAGTTCCTGCTTCTTCACCATATTGTTGAGATAATCTAACAATAGTAGAAAATGTAGGTGTTATTATATCATTATTAACATCGGTTGATGTTGAAGCTCCTTCTAAGGATAAATAATTATCTCGAGTTTGAAAAGCATATAATTCATTTCCATAAATAGTTACTGCTTCTTCAAACCCAGACCAAAAATTAATATCTTGTAATTCTACATTTTCAATAGGATATCCTAAACGTAATGCACAAAAGTTAGCAACTTTATTAGCATCAGTTTGGAACTGACTATCAGTATCATAAAATCCAAAGGGAGTTGGTGGTGGCCATACACTAGGTGTGCCATAATAAGATGCTGATACTTGAGCAAATGAAGATGAACCAGGCCAAATAGGAATGTTTGCCATATTTTTTTATTAAGTTGTTACAATGTAATACTCTATACTTGCTGCACTACTTGAAGGTTGTACTTTAACTGATTGAATATCATTAAAAGTTAACCCACTTGTACTACCAGTCATTTTACTAGTAGAAATCATATATGAGCTTCCAGTAGCAATTAAATAACTCATAGCTTCTGTAGAAGAAGATACAATTAATTTAACAGGGGTAACTGTTGAATTATTAGTTACTCTAACGTATTGGATACTACTTGTTACAAAAGTACCAGCACCAGGAATTGAATCCATGGAAAATAATGTTGTAACAGATCCTGTAGGTACACTTAAAATTCTATTATCAACATAATTAACATTGTTAATTGTTTGAGTTACCGAAGATCCTACGTTATCCCCATTCAGTGTTAATATCTCAAATATTTGTGAGGTGAAAGTTGCCATGCTTTTTATTAATAAATATTAAAAAGCTATGGCTCATTCCTATTTTTTTAACTTTCCGTTTGTTCCTAATGAATTTGTTGTAATCCCATTTTCATTTGCTTCTTCATATAGTGTAATTAAATCATCTACAATTGGATCTCTATGGTTTTTAATTAAAGTAATAGAACACATATTTTTAATTTTACGTCCTGCTGTATATAAGAATCTAAATCCGGAATCCCGTCTTGATTTTAAATCTACTTGGTAATCATCCCCACATACTATCATTTTTGAACGCAAACCAATACGAGTAGCAATCATTTCCATTTGTTCATGGGTAACATTTTGTGCTTCATCAACAATAATACATGAATCTAAAAATGTTCTTCCTCTCATAAATGCTAAAGGAACAATTTCTATTTTACCATCATTAATAAGAGCTTCTACTTTTTCTTTGTCATAAAGAGCATACATATTTTGATAAATTGGTTGAATCCAGGGGTCCATTTTTTCTCTTAAATCTCCGGGGAGGAAACCAATTTCTTCTTTTGATACTGTTGGTCGTGTAATTATAATTTTAGTAAAATGTCGTCTTAATAAACCATCTAAAGCAACTTGACAAGCTAATAATGTTTTACCACTACCTGCTCTACCTGCTAAAATTGTTAATGTGTTTTTTAAAATTTCATCTTTTGCTTGTTTTTGTTCTTCATTTAGAGGAATTTTGAATTTAATAGGATTTTTTACTATTTTCTTTTCTCTAAATATTTCGTCGTTATGGTGGTTTGAGGTCATTTTTTTATAATTAGGATAGTAAAATATTATAATCTTTCAGAAAGACGGACTAATTTATCAAGTCCTGCATTTACATGCATTGCATCCTCCAATATTGTTTCAAAATTATATCTTTCGTCTAAAGGTAAAACTAAATCTACTTGAGATCCCCATCTAATTAAACTAAATCTTTCATTCTGAATACAAAGATCTTGTTGTTTTTTAAAAGGAGCAATTACGTTTACATCTTCATCCGCAATTTGAATTAGATAATATGTGTAATCTAAAGAAGGAACATATATTTGATTAAACATTCTTTCATTATATTTTAAATATTCCATATTATTAGGATTAATTACTTTATTTAAAATATCTTTTTCAACAGCTAACATTGGTCTATTTGTAGATTCAATAGGTTCTAAATGTTTGTAAGTAAGAACACCTCCATAAGGTATTCTATTAATATGAACATCATAAAAAGACATAAATATACCAATTACTAGGGATGGTTTATTGTATTCATCATCTCCCATTACATCTTTTAAGGTGTAATTAATACCTTTAATTTCTACAACGGCTTCATCAGGTTGAACAACCTTTTGATATATAATAGTTCCATCAGCTGGGCTATAAAAATGTTCAGAGTCAATATAGTTTGGTCGGATTGGATCTCTAAAGAAAAAGGTATTACTTAATTCACCTACAGGAAGTTTAGATAATTCTTTTACTTCTCCATTTAACCATTCAGTTAATGTTTGGGCCATTATAATAAAGTTTTACTATGATCAACTCTATTTAAATGCATCACCATACAAGAAAGCATAGCTCCTGATTTCATATATTCTGATAGGTTAAATATTACAGGTTCCATTCCTTCATTAGCACATATTTTTTCTAAAGAAGCAATTTTATGTTTTTCACCTTCATAATATTCATGAGATTTTTTAAGTTCAGAAATATTAGAAGCACATAAAACCATATTACCCATTCTTACTGAGTTTGTCATTCCTCCTAATGCATCATCAACATCAACGTCTATAATTTCAGTATATTTTTCTAAATATTTGATTTCTTCTGGGTCATATAATTCCGTGCAAACTAAGGTTTTATCACCATTTAATGGAAATATAGAGCAATCTAAATGATACATATATTCATCAGTCATTGCTAATTTAATAATATCCATATTAAATTCTTTTTCCATCCATTCATACGCTTTAATGTTTGAACGAATACCATAACCACCAATATAAACATTGTCATATAGATATTTAATATCTGCTTCACCTTCCCATTTGTGTGGAGAGATGTGAGTATCATAACCCATCATTTTAAAGAATTTTTCACCTACTAACTCTTCACCTTTACGAGGATCTGATGTATAATTAGATAATAAAATTTTATTTGAATCTGTAATGTGTGGAAGCTGTAAACCTAAATTAGCTACATATACTTGATCTTGGAAATTACCTTCAGAGGGTAATAAGTGTACTAATGATTGACCAGCCATAAAGTTATACAAATCCATAAATTGCTTGTATGCTTTAGGTCTATTGATTGCTAATTCATCATCTGTTAATTCTTGCATCCAGATGTTGTTGGGGTCCGCTGTTGATAAGGAAAACGGAAAATTCATCAAATAACTTTGTTGATGTAACTGACTTGGGGTTTCTTTCATATTATAACTAATTTATTATTCTAGTATACATATGGTATAGGCCTATACCAGTACACTAAATTTTATCACTTTTTTCTCTATTTTGGTTTTTTTCTAGGGGTTGTGTATTAAGATAATGAAAACAAATGTATAAATTTTCTTCAATACTTAAATCAAAAGAAGCTATAGGTTTTATATGATCTATTTCCCAATATTCTCCGTAATTGTCCCATGACATTTCTGGTTTGAATTTTAGTTCAAGGTATTTTCTATATTCGTCTATAGAGCAACCTAGATATTCTATAGTATGTTTGTTTTTATATTCGTTGTTTTTCTTTAAATGGAAATATAATAAAGCCATTATAGATTTTTTAATTCTAAAAGACGGGTCAGTTTGTAATCTATTTCTTTCCCACACTCTATATAGTTCTTTTTTAGTGTGATAATGGTTGTGACAATATTCGTTAAAATATTCTTTATGTTCTTCTCTATATTTCTTATAATAATCTGATTCTTTTCGTCCAGAGTTGTGGTAATATTGTTTTCCACTTTGTTTTTGACAAATAACACAATAGCGGTGTTTTCCATCAATTTCACTCTTTTTATTCCAAAATTCAGTTAATGGTTTTTCTTGATTACATTTTTTACATCTCTTCATAGTGTCCGGAATTTTCGGGTCCATTATAAATATGAAAAAGAGCCGCAAAATGCGGCTCTTCTCTTAAGATATACTTATGTTATATTAGATAGTGTTTAAACCACTTACATAAACTTTCGCATAAAATTCTGGACGTAACATCTTCTTAGCGTAACGAGTCATGATACCTTTTCTTGGAGTGAAGGTTTGTGGATCGTATACTAATGGAGTCATGATCAATGGAACGTAAGGAGCAAATACAGCACCTGCCTCTAAGAACTGAGTACCACGGAATCCTAATAAGATTGTGTTTTCAGTCATGTACGGGTTTTTGTATACTTTGAAACGACCATTGAAAGTACCTACTTTTTGTACACCGAAAGCATATTCCATTTGCTCAGCTTCACCGTTGAAGTTAGAAGCAAATCCAGGAATAGATTCAATGATTGTAGCAACTGTAGGACTGATTACCATGAAATTAGCACCTCCACGTAAAGTTAATTGGTGGATTTTGTTGCTTAATTTTTGGATTTTAGTACCTAAAGTTTGGAACCATTGGCCTTGAGTGTTATAGAAACCTAAAGTAGCAGCACCAGGAGCTGTAGTTGCAGTTGCAACAACATTATTGATAGCTGACCAATATTCTGTTCCAGCAGCAGCATCTTCAATCAACATATCTAAGATTTCTAAATCAATTTCCATTGAAATGTACTCACTTAACATGTTAGTTAATTCAGCTTCAGCATCGATGTTTTGGTAAGCATTCAAATCTTGTGCGAACTCAGGAGTCCATACTGCTTTTAATTTTTTAGTTTTAGCAGTGATTGCTTGAGATTGCATTTGAATGTTGATCTCAGGTAAAACGATGTTAGCTGGAGATACAGTGCTACTTAATGAGTTTGGTGTAGCATAAGCATTACCATCTTCAAAGTCACCTAAATTATAGTTACCAGCACCTGTTGGACTAC